GTCAAGTATTGCAAGATTAACGGGTATGAGATCCTTGAAGAAAAAGAGTGGGCTGGCAAGTGGATCCCCGTGATCCGTGTTGTTGGCAACGAGTTCGAGGTGGATGGTCGTTTGTACGTGTCTGGCTTGGTGCGTAACGCCAAGGATGCCCAGCGCATGTACAACTACTGGGTGTCTCAGGAAGCTGAGATGCTGGCACTGGCCCCCAAGGCTCCGTTTATTGGCTACGGCGGCCAGTTTGAGGGCTACGAGGACAAGTGGAAGACAGCCAACACAAACAACTGGCCTTATTTGGAGGTCAATCCTGACGTTACAGACGGCCAAGGCGCGGTCTTGCCACTACCCCAGCGTGCGCAGCCGCCAATGGCCTCCACGGGCCTCCTGCAAGCCAAATCGGGCGCATCTGAGGACATTAAGTCTACAACTGGCCAATATAATGCGTCATTGGGCATGGGAAGCAACGAACGCTCTGGTAAAGCCATCTTGGCTCGCCAGCGTGAGGGTGACGTAGGTACTTACCATTACGGTGACAACCTGACCCGTGCCGTGCGCCATGTGGCCCGTCAGTTGGTGGACTTGATCCCCAAAATTTACGACACACAGCGCATCGCTCGCATCATTGGTGAAGACGGCGAAACAAAAATGGTCAAGATCAACCCTGACCAGCCCCAACCCGTCAACAAGATCGTCAATGAGCAGGGTATTGTGATCGAAAAGATCTACAACCCTGGTGTTGGCAAGTACGACGTGGTGGCCACGACTGGCCCAGGCTACGCAACCAAGCGCCAAGCGGCACTTGAAGCAATGGCGCAGCTGTTGCAGGGCAATCCACAATTGTGGTCTGTGGCCGGCGACTTGTTTATTAAAAATATGGATTGGCCTGGCGCTCAAGAGATGGCCAAGCGGTTCCAGAAAACCATTGATCCTAAATTCTTGGCTGATGGCAACGAAGACCCAGCTTTGCAGGCAGCGCAGCAACAGATTCAGGCCATGGGCGCTGAGATGGAGCAGATGCACGCAATGATCCAAAATGTCGGCAAATCAATTGAGATGCAGGACATGGAACGCAAGGACTTTGAGGCTCAGGTCAAGGCTTATGACGCTGAAACCAAGCGTTTGGCTGCCGTACAGGCTTCTATGTCGCCCGAGCAGATCCAAGATATTGTCATGGGCACAGTCCACGGCATGATCACATCGGGCGATTTGGTGGGCGAGATGCCTGGCCGCGAGCCTAATGAGATGATGCCTGAATCCGCAGAATATCAACAAGGAATGCCACAATGAAAGCCGCAGACTTTATCGGAATCCTATTCCTAGCCCGTGATGTCACGCACAGTGTTCACTTGAACACCCGCAGTTACAGCAAGCATGTGGCGCTCAACATTTTCTATGACCGCATCATCGACGCGGCTGACGATTTTGCTGAAAGTTATCAAGGCCGCCATGGTCTGATTGGCCCAATTACGCTACACTCTGCAAAGAAGACAACCAACATCATTGAATTTTTGGAAGACTCGCTTAAACAGATCGAAGACGCCAGATATGAAGTGGTTGACAAGACCGATATGTCCTTGCAACAATTGATCGACAATATCATTGAAATTTATCTGCGCACGCTGTACAAGCTCAAATTCTTGGCATAAGGAAACATGATGGAACTACTTAACCCGATGAGCAAAGCGGATTTCCCCGCTTACACCGCAACTGCCGGCGCAAGTGCAGGCAACACAACTGCATGGAACGCTGGCCCTCAAGGCGTTTTGGTTTGGTGCGATGTACCTTGCTATGTTGAAGTGGGCGTTGGTGCTGTTGCCACTAGCGCCAGCACACCAATCCCTGCTTATACGCCAATTCCTTTTGTTCTGACACTCAGCACAAGCGGCGCGCCTTGGCGCGTTAGTGTTCTGCGAATTGGCAGCAGCGACGGCACTGCGTACTGCAAACCGATTAACAAGCAATGAGCTTTGGTGTCGCCCTTCGCAATTCGGTGGCCATTGGCCTAGCCGGTATTGCCACGCTGTTTTCCGGCACACGCGATAGCGGCGCTTCGGTGGGTAATTTGCTCACTGAATCTGGCGACAACCTCGTCCAAGAGGACGGTGGACAAATACTTTTGGAGTGACCTAAATGGCCGTTTTTCTCTCCCCCGTGGGCGGCGTTGCGGCCCAGTTCTTTACAAACACCGGCGCAGTATTGACTGGCGGTAAGTTGTATACCTATGCGGCTGGTACAACTACGCCAGCGGTGACTTACACAAGTTCGGGTGGTGGTACTTACAACACTAACCCAATTATTCTTGATGCTGCTGGCCGTGTGTCTGGTAGTGGAGAAATTTGGTTAAATGATGGCGCACAATACAAGTTTGTTTTAAAAGACAGCAACGATGTATTAATTGCCACTTATGACAACATTACAGGTATTAATAGTAATTTTTCAAATTTTTTAGCTAATCAAGAAATTCAAACAGCAACCGCTGGCCAAACTGTTTTTACGTTGGCTAACCCTTATGTACCTGGCGCAAATACTTTGTCCGTGTTTGTTGATGGCGTAAATCAATATGGCCCAGGCGCTACTTACGCATACCTTGAAACTAATAGCACTACAGTTACATTTGTATCTGGTCTTCATGTTGGCGCATCGGTTAAATTTACTACTGTTCAATCATTGACTTCAACACAAGCAACTAGCGCTGCTTTAGTTTCTTACACTCAAGGCGGCACTAACGCTGTAACAACGACAGTTCAAGCTAAATTGCGTCAGATGGTCAGTGTGATGGATTTTGGTGCTGTAGCAGATGGAAATGCTAGTACAGGGACAGGTACAGACAACTACACGGCTTTTAGCAATGCAATTGCTGCGCTTGGCGCGGGCGGCTCGTTATATGTTCCAGCAGGAATTTATAAAATAAGCGCTCAAATTACAGTGCCATCTAATTTTTCAATTGTTGGTTCTGGCCCTTGGACAACCATTTTATTTGCACCCACTGCTTTTAACAGCGATGGTCTAATTAAATTTAACGGGATTGGCGGGCCACCTACATCCATTTCAAACTTAGCAATTATTGGTCAAACAGGCGGTGTTGGTGCATCATCTATTGGTCTTAATTTAGCAGCTAATGGCTCGTTTGCTACTAATATTTGGTTGGGCAGTTTTAAAACCAATGTCAAACTTGCAAATACGTCTGTGTTTTTATACAACAGCGTTATTGACGAAGGAATGTCTGGCGGCACGGGCATACTAATTACATTCCCAGACACTATTGTTGGGAATGTACAAGTTTATAATAACTATGTAGGTGTTGACATTAGTAGTGTTGCTTATGTAGATGGAAGTATTAATCTTGACAACGTGCAGATTATTCAATCTTCATACGCAGGAATTACCATTTCTAATTCATCTAATGTTCAAATAAGTAATTGTTCTGTTGGTAGTGCAGTTGCGGCATTTAGTTATGGCGGTATTGTTTCTGCTAATTCGTCAAACATAAGTATTTCTAATTTCATTGCACGATTAGCTTCTGTTCAAACAAGTGGCAATGGCGGGATCTATGTATTAGGTTCAAACACCGCAAAAATTAACATTTCAAATAGCCAAATTTCAGGTTTTTATAACGGAATTAACATTACAAACGGCGCAGAATTTACTATTACCGGAAATTCTTGCGGTCAAAATTACAACGTAGGTATTTACGCAAGTAATTGCGACAATGTTTTGATTAGTGGAAACAATTGCAGAAATGATGGAAGTGCTGCCGCATCTAATGCGGGCATATATTCAAACAACACAGCAGCTAACTCTATTCACAACATTATTGGAAACATTTGCACCCAAGCTGGCGGAGGTGTTCAAGAGTATGGAATTTATGCAAATTTAACCAACAATGGCGCATCTTCTGGTTTTACCAACATTGTTGGCAACATTGCTAAATATAACAATACAACCAATATCAGTACAAACGGATACACGGCTAACATTAGCTCTACTGGAAACGTAAGTTAATTTAAAGGATTTAAAATGGCAGATAAAAAAATCTCCGCGCTAACCGCAGCAACAACACCGCTTGTTGGCACAGAAGTATTGCCAATTGTTCAATCAGGTTCAACTGTTAAAGTTGCCGTGTCTGATTTAACAGCTGGCCGCGCAATTAGCGCAACAAGCGCAACCTTGTCTAACCTTACTTCTGGGCGCGTTACGTATGCAACAACTAGCGGTCTTTTAACCGATAGCGCAAATTTGACATATAACGGAACAATATTAAATGTTGGTGGCACGGCTGTAAGCGGAAGTACAACAGGCATAGAGATCGGCGCTGCGGCTACGGTTGCATTGCGTATGGGCCAAGATACAACGCATAACGCATTAGTGTTTTGGTCGTATAACGCTACGCCCGCAAATGCGGCGATGTATGTTGAGACTTATGGTTCAAACAATACTTTAATTTTGCAATCAGGCGGTGGTGGTAAAGGCGTTCAAATAGGCGTTCCTACTGGCGGTGATAAAGGCAGTGGAACATTAAATGTTGCAAGCGATATACATACTCAAAGTAATGTAGTCATCGGCACATCTGGCAAAGGCATCACCAACTCAACAGGCTCTGTTGCGTTGAACTTCAGCACTGCTGGAACTTCTTTAAATAGCGCACAGTCAGTGTTAAGTGGCTCGTTTCCCAACGTAGGAACTGCTCAAACAATCACTATCACTGACACCAATGGTGGCTATGTTGTGATTACTGGCGTTCAAGGTGGTGTTGGTTCGTCCACTTGGACATTGCCTTTTGCCAAACGTGGCGGAAGTATTGCGATCGGAACACCAAGTAAAGCAATTTTGACTGCCGATCCGATTTTAAGTGTTGCAGCCTCTAGCGGTAACATTGTTGTCACCCCATTGGCAGGCAACACTTATTTCACATACGCAATCTATTACACACCACTTGGGGCATAACATGGGATTGACCAAAGCAAGCTATTCGCTGATCAATGGCGCGCCCTACAACGTCAAAGACTATGGCGCAGTGGGTAATGGAGCAACTGACGACACGGCAGCCATCAATTCAGCTATCTCTGCTGCAAACACGGCTGGCGGTGGTGTTGTTTATGTTCCCTCTGGAACGTATTTAATTGGTGTTTACACTTACACAGGCGTTGTTGGTGCGGCTGGCGTTATCTTGCTTGACAATGTTCATCTTGTCATTGATGGCACATTAAAAGTTAAAAACAGTGCTTATGGCGCTGGTGCTTTTTATGGTGCTGTTCGTTCATTAGATAGCGGCCTTACTAATGCTTCCATTACTGGCCTTGGCACTGTTGACGGCAACAAAGCAAATCAAGTAGCAAGCGCACAATGCAACAACATTTATTTAAGTTGTTTATTTAATGTTGTTGTTGATGGCATTTATTCTGTAAATGCAAATGGAATGGGTATTCAACTTGTTCCCCCTGCTTCTTTGCCATCTGCACCAGTTGGCGCTGTAAAAACACACACTGCTTGTGCTGTTCAAAACTGCTTTGTTAACAATGTCACAAACATTGGAATTCAAGTTTCACACGGTTTGTATGGCAACATTTCTGAAAACAGAATTACAACTTGTACCAACAATTGCATTGACATCTATGGTGATGATGGCACTGTAAGCCCTGACAACGGAATAATGTCCATCAACGGCAATACAGTTGGCGGTGGTTTAGTTGGAGTTTTTATTGAAACATCCAAACGTGTTTCTGTTGTTGGAAATGCTATTGACGGTTGCACAACTGGTGTTGCAGTCAATCGTATTAATGGCGCACCCGCTGTAATTTCTATTTCTGGAAATACCATTTCTGGTTGCGCTACAGGAATTTCAAACACTGGTGACACTGGTGGAGTTTTAATTTCCAACAATTTTCTTGCGTTTACTTCTTATGGATTAGTGTTGGGGGGAACAACTGTTGCTGTTTCTGGCAATGTAAGTTACACCAATGCTTTTGGAAATGTTTTTTCACCTGGTTCATCAACCGCTCCAATTATTATCATTGGCGGTTACCAAGCATCATTCAACATTGTTCGTGAAAACTATTATGTTGCGACATCAACGGCTTTATATAGCAATGTTGCATCAGTTAATGTAAACAACACAGTTGAGTTGCCTAAGTTTGACCAAGTAGTTCAGCCAGTAAAGCAAATTTATAATGGTACGTCTACATCTGGTGGCACTGCAACAATTACAGTGCCGGCGCTTTCTGCTGGGAAATTGGTTATTAAATCATCAGCAGGCGGCGCTTATTATTCCGTTTGGTCTGGATCATTTATTTCAAATGCTACGGGCGTTACTGTGGCTCAAGACAGCACCGGATTTATTACCACAGGCAACAACATTGCAAGCGTAGCGGGTAGCGCTGGAACATTGGTGGTGACAATTACATTTGCGGCATCTGGTTCAAGTGGAACTTGGAACGCATGGGCTGAATACTTTTAAAAGGATACTCAAATGACTATTAAATGGACAATTGAAAAATTAAAAGTAACTGGCGACACAAATATTGTGACGCAAGTTTACTGGCGCTGTGAAGATGACAAGCAAGCCTCTTGCGCCGGCGTTCGTGACCTGGTGCTTGGCGACACTTTTACTGCCTACGATCAACTGACCGAGCAACAAGTGCTTGATTGGGTGTTTGCGCCCAAAGTAGTCGAATTGCAAGACGCAAATGGCAATGTCGTTGAAACTGTCACCCATGACATCAAGGCCGAGGCCGAAGCTGAAGTGGCTGCAATATTGGCACAACAAAATGTTGATCCCGCACTGCCTTGGGCAAATGTCGAATAAACATATATTTTTGTTGATCGGAATTGGCCTTTTGGCTTTCTGGTTAACGGTAATATATTTAATTGTTGCATAACAACAAATTCCTGCCGCATAATAGCGGCACAAACTGTATCGGCCCAGTAGACCGAGGAATCTTAGGATTCATAAAAAATGACTGAAGAAGTCCAAGCCCTAGCGGAAGTAGACTCCGCGCCAACCACGGATGTGACGGCCACACCTGAAGTTGCTGAAAGTACGCCGGAAGTCGCTGAGAACCAAGTCGAACAGGCCACAGAGGAAAAGAAGTACTCCCAGGCTGAAATTGATGCGATGATCGGCAAACGCCTTGCAAGAGAGCAACGTAAGTGGGAAAGAGAGCAAGCACAGCGGTCTGCCGAAACGCAAATCGTAAAAGCAGCTCCGTCAGCATCCGTTGACCAGTTTGAAAGCCCTGAAGCCTATGCGGAAGCACTGGCATATCAGAAAGCCGAAGAACTATTGGCCAAACGTGAAGCGGCAAAGCAGCAGTCGCAAGTTCTTGAGAGTTATCACGACTTGGAAGAAGAAGCTAGGACTAAGTATGACGACTTTGAACAAGTCGCCTACAACCCCAAGCTACCAATTACAAACGTGATGGCCGAAACGATCCAGTCTTCGGACATTGGGCCTGAGTTAGCGTACTACCTTGGCTCAAATCCAAAAGAAGCAGATCGTATCTCACGCATGACGCCACTCGGTCAGGCGAAGGAAATTGGGAAAATTGAAGCCAAATTGGCATCAGCGCCCCCAATAAAGAAAACTACATCTGCGCCTGCGCCGATTTCTCCTGTTACTGCACGCTCCGCCGGAGCGACAACTTTGGACACTACGGATCCTCGCTCTATCAAGAGCATGACGGCCTCGCAGTGGATTGAAGCTGAACGTGCAAGACAGATTAAGAAGTTGCAAGCACAGACCCGCTAAAACTTTGACTTTTTTGAAAGGACTACCATGTCTAATAGTATTTTGACGATTGACATGATTACCCGCAAATCGCTGGAAATCTTGGAAAACAACCTCGTTTTGACACGTAACGTGAACCGCCAGTACGACGACAGCTTCGCTGTTGAAGGTGCTAAGATTGGTTCAACCCTCCGTATCCGTTTGCCCGACCGCGCTCTGGTGACTGACGGCGCCGCCCTGCAAGTTCAGGACGACAACGA